AATCTACGGCGTTTGGTTGTTAAGTTGGAGTAAGGTGAAACTTTCTGAATCGTCAATCAAAGCAGATCCTAACATATGGCGTTCTATGAAAGATTTAATCAATTACGACTTAATCAAAAATGGTATTCCTGATGAAAGTAAATATAAAGAAGTCGAGAAGAAAATTATCGGTTTATATTTGAAAAGAGATAAATTACTTACAGAAACAATTACTACAACAACTACAAAGACAAAGATAAAAATTAAACCTAAAACTTCGGTCGACAATCCTTCACAGAACGATAAGTCGACAGGTAAAACGACAAACAGAACTTCAAATAAACCTCGTGTAGTTGTAGAGAAAAGTAAATATACTTTCCAACAAGCGCTTAATGCACAAATGGCTCATGGCATGCCTCAAAAATCTTATAGTTGGGGTTGGGGTAATGCTTCTAGGTCACAAACAAGTAAGTATATGAACCCTAACACTATATGGAATAGTTCAGTACAAAGGTATCAAATGTTGGATTTAGGTAAGTATCAAGGTATACCAGTAAGTAAGTTGAATAAGATACTTAAAGGTAAAGGTACTTTATCCGGTCAAGGTAAAGCTTTCGCAGACGGTTGTAAGAAATACAACGTAAATGAAATATACTTAATTGCTCACGCATTCTTAGAAAGTGGATATGGCCGTAGTAACTTTGCCAGTGGACGTTATGGTATTTACAATTACTTTGGTATTGCAGCATATGACAATAACCCTAATGCTTCCATAGCTTACGCTAGAAGACAAGGTTGGACGAGTCCACGTAATGGTATTATAGGTGGGGCTAAGTTCGTTAGAAAACAATTCTTTAATCAAGGTAAGAACACTTTGTACCGAATGCGTTGGAACCCTAAAAACCCCGGTCGTATGCAATATGCTACTGCGATTGAGTGGTGTAATTTCCAAGCAACAACAATAAACAGTTTATACAAAAAAGTAGGATTAAAAGGTATGTATTATATCAGAGATAAATATAGATAAAAGGCTACTCACTGACGGTGGGTAGCCTTTAATAATTGAAAGAGGTGTGTATATGTTACAAAAACTTACAGATGTTGCTACTAATATAAATGTTAGTACAGCTGAGAACGGTTTTATTGGCGCTAATTTTTATACAGAAGATGACGGATCAGCTTATATAAGAATCACTATCAGAGATAACAACGAAGTGTTAGATTTTAACAAAACTGATATGACTCCTCGTTTAGATTTGTTTAGTTCAGACGGTTCTATATTCACTAATGAACCGTTAGAGATCATTTTACCTGAATACGGCGTCATTCAATATAAGGTGTCTGACAATGTCATTAAACACGCAGGGAAAGTAGACGCGAAATTATTCTTAGCTAATGAAAAGGATAGTGTTCACGTCGCTAACTTTTATTTCACTATCACAGATAGTGGAATGACTGGACCGATTGGAAAAGAAATACATGTAGATTCATTACAAGATTTAGTTAGAAACGTTATGAAAGAGAATGCTATAGGATTATTAGATGATGATTTCAAAGATAAGTTAGAGAACGATTTGAAAGTATATATGGAAGAAAATGCTGATACATTCAAAGGAGAACAGGGTATACAAGGTGTTCCTGGAAAAGACGGTAAACCATTCACGTATAACGATTTCACACAAGAACAATTAGACCAGTTAAAGGCTAAAGGTACTGACACAGGCTGGCAAACACTTCCTCTTGTGAACGGAATTACACAAGCTGGGACACTTAACAAGCCAATGTATAAATTAATCTCTATTAATGATACAGAAATGCTATTTATAAAAGGTGCAGTAAGTTCCATTAACAGTAAAGAAATGATTTTTGCGAAACTCCCGAAAAACATCTCGGATAAGGTGAAAGATTATAAACAATATACAAAAGCGGGCGTTAATTCATCTCAATTAATCATCTACAACGTGACTATAACTCAAAGTGGAGATTTAGAAATAACATTTGACCCTAAAAGTGAAGCAATGCCTTATGGCGCTTATTACATCGAAGGAATAGTCGTTTTATAGGAGGCGGGAATATGAAGACAAAGCAAATTTATTTTTATGATGGCACACCATATTTAGTTATTGAAAATCACAATGGAGAAATGGAATATCCTAAAGGACAATGGACTGATATAGAACCTCCAGAAGGAATATATACTCCTTGTCATTTTGATGGTAAACAATGGATTGGTAATACTAAAGAAAATTGGGAAAACTCACAACCGAAAAACGAAAGTGAAGGGTTTAACAAATAAATACGATGAAAAAGATGATATTATAGCAGAATTATCTCTTGAATTAATCAGAACACAAGAAGAATTAAGCGATGTAAGAAAAGATATATCTGATTTAACTATGCAATTGTTAGGAGGAAATGCTAATGCATGATATCGGAGTTAAATATTACAAAATGGGTTTTTATACAAATGAACAATTTGCTTTATTTGTAAAAAGAGGATTTGTAACTCCCGAAGAATATTTAGAATTAACGGGTGTTGAATATGATCCAGAAAAAGTGAATGTATAGAATAATTTGATGGCCGACGTTTTGCGTTGGCTTTTTAATTTAACTAAAAGGAGTGTTATACATGAAAACAGATGTAGGTTCAATCGTTAGAACAATTGTGTTTATCTTAGCTTGGGTTAACCAATTTTTAGCTACGAAACATATTTCGCCTATTCCGGTAGACGAAGTGACTATCAGTTCTATTATTACTGGTGCAATTTCTTTGTGGACTTGGTGGAAAAACAATAATTTCTCTCACGCAGCACAAAAAGGACAACAAAAATTGCATGAAGTTAAAGCAGGTACAGAAAACACAAATGGTAAAGCACCAATTGGAGGTAATGATTAATGACAAATAAAACTAGAAGTCAAGCGCATGCTTATTTAGACAGGTTAAAAGGTTATTGGTGGGATTTCGACGGTGTTTATGGCGCACAATGTTTTGATTTAGCCAATCAATATTGGTACTACGTAACAGGTCATACTTTAAGTGGTATGTACGCTAAAGATATACCTTTTGTTAATGATTTTAACGGATACGCGAATGTTGTAAAAAATTATAACTCTTATATTCCTAAAAAAGGTACTTTAGTTGTTTTTCCTTACGAATATGGTAACGGATGTGGTCATGTTGCTATTATAGAAAGTGCTACTCAAAATTATTTCTATAGTTTGGATCAAAATTGGTATGGCGGGGCAAGAAATAATCCGCCAGAGGTTGCTCAAACAATATACCACGAATATCACCCTGATATGTATTTTGTAGAACCTCTGTATTCTAAAGAAACAAAAGTAAGTAAAATTAAAGCAAAAACAACTAAACCTAAACCTGTAAAAAAAGTTAAAAAAAGAAAAGTGATGATCGTTGCTGGTCATGGGTATAATGATCCTGGTGCTATTGGTAACGGTTATAACGAACGTGATTTTATAAGAAAAAACATTGTTGATAATGTATCAAAATATTTGAAAGACGCAGGTCATACTGTTGGTATATATGGAAAAAAACAAGATATGTATCAAGATACAGCTTACGGAGTGAGAGTAGGTAATCACAGAGATTATGGCTTATATTGGGTAAAATCTCAAGGGTATGATACCGTTATTGAATTTCATTTAGATAGCGCAGGTCCTAAAGCTACAGGTGGACATACTATAATACCTGCTGGTTATCCTGCTAATATAATAGATAAAAACATTCAAGAGGCATTAAAACAAAGCGTCGGTGTTATAAGAGGGATAACTCAACGTAACGACTTATTAAACTGTAACGTCGCTAATGATATTGGTATAGATTATAGACTTGTTGAATTGGGCTTCATTACTTCATATAAAGATATGAAGTATATTAATAAAAATATAAAACCTTTCACAAAGTCAATAGCAAGCGCTATTAATGGCAAGCCAATCGGAGGAACAAGTGCCGGTAAAGTTAAAAGTGTAAAAAAAACATGGGATTGGAAAGGTAGATTTTATCCGAACACAACAATTAAAGTCAGAAAAAAACCAAACGGTGAAATTGTAGAAAAAGGTTCTTGGTTGTACGGAAAAGACGATTGGGTAGATATTGTTCAATTATACAAAGACACTAAGAAAAAATTATGGTGGGGTAAATTTAAATACCCGACTAATCCTAGTTCTGGTTATTTTTATTGCGCTTTGGGTGAAATTACTGACAAACAAGAACGGATAAAAAAAGAGAAGAAATTATATGGAAAGATAAAGTGGAAATAACTATATCAAGCGGGGAAACCCGCTTTTTTTACATAAAAAATGGTATAATAAGGTGTATTAATTAACGAGGTGGAATTATGCCAATAAAAGAAACGGTTTATGAAAATGATTATCTCAGAAGATTTGTTAAAGATAAAGAACACGCTAAAAAACTAGGTAGTTCTAGCACCCAAAAAATATTGTGGGTATGCCCTAATTGTAAAACACAACTAGTAAAAAGCCCTGGAGAAATCAAAAGAAGAGGTTTTAAATGTAAAGTGTGTGCTGATAACAGATCTTATTCAGAAAGGTTAATGGAACAATTATTAAAGGATAACAACATCTTTTATATTTCACAAATGAGATTTGACAATTGCGTTTATAAAGATGTGTTGCCTTTTGATTTTTATTTACCAAAAGAAAATATATGTATAGAAATGCATGGCGAACAGCATTATGATGTTAGAAAAAACTCTAAGTGGTATAACGATAGAATGTTGTTTTCAGACAAAATTAAAGAAGAATATTGCTTAAAGAATGAAATGGACTATGTAGCTATAAACTGCAGTAAATCTGATATAGATTATATTTTAAAAGAAATAAAAAACTCAAAATTAAGTGATATATTAAATGTTTACGACAAAAACAGTTTAAAAAACGCCGTAATGACGCGTATATTAAATGTTGATGTTAAGTACTTAATTGATCAACACAAAAAAGGAATATCTTTTTTGGAAATTAGCAGGGAAACAGGATTATATAGAAAGAAAATAGTGTCTATTCTTAAAAAATTAGGTGAATATAATCCGAGGGGTGGAGCTAAAAACAATACTAGAAAAGTTGTTAGATTAAACGATAATAAAATTTTCGGAAGTATTAAAGAAGCTATAGATGAAGTTGATTTAAAACAAGAAAATAACATTGTCATGGTTTGCAGAGGGAAAAGGAAATATGCAGGGCGTAATCCTAATACATGTGAAAAATATCGGTGGGCGTATTATAGTGATTACATCGAAAAATCTTAGTGTGATATAATTAAATTACCACGTCATTATACAAGGGTAGTCGCTATGGCTACCCTATTTTTTATTGTATAATAATCTTTGTCCCTAATTTCAAACTAATACTATATTCTAAACCACGTTCTTATGAGCGTGGTTTTTTGTGTACACGTGTCAAATACGTGTCAAAATAGTTATAATCTTTTAGTTCTATTTAGAAAATAAATCTTTGAAAACACTGTACTTATGGCTATTTAGTTTTATTTAGACATTTATTTTTATCCCTCCGTTTCCGTTATTTGTTTATACCTCGTTAAATCCCGTAAAACAAAACGTTGATTTGACGGGGTTTTGTTATATCTTGTTATCTATCGTTAAACCTCGTAAGTTAAACTAAACGTTCCTCTATATTGTTAAATTGATAAAAACGCCACCCGCAATATTAAATTACGTTTCCGTTCATTAATAAAAATCAGTTTAATTCTGATTAACTAAATTACGCTAGAACCTTGATATATCAGCGTTCTTTTTTATTTTGTTGAAAATCTGTAAAAGTCTGTTTTAATTATTTTGATTAATGCGTAGTCAATATTGATTAAATTAAAGACAAGTTGTCTGGTTCGTTGAGCACTTAAAAATATATTATATTATCCGGCATTGCAACTTCTTCACTTTTTAATACTTTTAATAAATGACTATAAACACGCCAAGTAATTTCAATATTTGCATGACCTAGTCTTTTCTGTAATGACGCTTATAATGGTTTAAATCCATTATAAGCGATATTTTTTGCTCTCGGCAGAGCATATGTATTAATGACTTATTGAAAATAAGTCTTGTCTGTTAGACTTTAATTATAAAATACACGCAAAACCTTTATGTAGAGGAGTGATTTTAATATGTCTTATTCGATTATCAGAGTAGAAAAATTAAAAACTGGAACAAACACAATAGGTATTCAAAAATCATGTTCAAAGAGAAAATATTAATTATGAAAATGAAGATATAGACCATTCAAAAAAACATCTAAATTATGATTTGATAAATGACGGAAAACAAAATTTTAATGATTTGATTGATGAAAAAATTGAGCGGAACTATACAGGCAAAAGAAAAATTAGAAAAGACGCAGTAAAACATATTGATGGATTAATTACATCAGATAATGAATTTTTTAGTAATCAGACACCAGTAAATACAAAATTTTTTTGAACAGGCTAAAGAATTTTTAGAACAAGAATACGGGAAAGATAATTTGTTATACGCAAAGCTTCATATGGACAAACGCCTCACGTGCACTTTGAAATTGTACCAATTACAGAAGATGGACGATTAAGTGCTAAAGATGTTGTAGGTAATAAAAAAGCATTAGCAAGCTTTCAAGATAAATTTAATGAGTATGTAAATGAACGTGGTTATGAATTAGAACAAGGAACTTCAAGAGAATTAACAAATAGACAACACGATCAAGTTAATAGTTATAAACAAAAAACAGAATATCATAA